GCCGGGGCGGCCTCAGTGGCCACTGGCGCTGGCGGTGACGCGGCCTCAGCCTCTGATGCGGGTTGAGGCGCAGCGTCAGCCGTCGCGGGCTCGGTGGCCGCTGGCGCGGGTTGTGACGCGGCCTCAGTCGGCGACGCAGCTGCGGGCTGGTCTGCTGAAGCCTCGGCTATCTCGGTTTCGACTTCATCAGAGGTTGGTGCGGCCTTGACGGTTTTCCAGACGATCTCAAACCGCCCATTGCCACTGGGGCTAATGTCGTAGTCGACCGCCGGTGCGGTGCCCTTTCGGATCATTGCCTCGGCGGCACGCTTAGCGTTCTTGCGCAATGTGAAACTAGAAGCAGTGGTGTCCATCGTTTTCTCCTATTGAAGACGACGACACACACACGCTCCCTTCGGCCGCACAGTCCACCGGATTGCGTGGTTTAAGCCTGTGTCATTGCGTGGTTAATATGTGTGCAGCGCCTCGCGGGTTAGTCGCTCAAGTCCGTGGCGTCTTTCAAGCTTGCGAAATCGCCCACGCTCAACGTCACGCCGTCGAACTCTACATCTTCGATGGGATCGCCAATCGCGCCGATGTAAACCGGATGGCCAGCGCGGCTGAGTATCAGACGCTTCCGCGGGGCGTGGGCGCTTGCAGTGAATGTGAGCGCAGAGCTTTCCGCTCCAAGTGTTCATCGGGATTTTCACATCGCCGGGTGACGCGGGCCGGCTGCTGCCGCGTCAGCAGCTTTCTTCTCGGCCGCCTCGACGGCGCGCAGGCGGTAATATTCGATCATCGCTTCCCCGGGCATCGGCTCGACAAGCAGATCACTCATCGCCCACACGAGTGCATCAGCCCTGTCTGGTGAGCGGTCGCCGAGATAGCCCGCAGTCGAGAAATTGAGCATCTGATCCTCGAGCTCAGGAAACTTTCCGACGTGCCTGACCTGGTCCTTGTGCCAGGAACCGTCGCGCTCGTAGCCATAGAGTGCCGAGACCGGCTCGGCTCGCACAGCCTTGCCGCGCGAAGCGGTGACAAGCTGAACCGAGATATTCGGGTCGACCGTGTGCAGCACCGCGCGGACCATGTCGCCGCCGAAGTTCCTCTCCGCGACGATGCGGTCGGCCTTGAATTCTCGGTAAGCGGTGACCGCGACCCGGGCCCAGCCTTCGGGCGGCAGGTTGCAGGTCCGGTCGGCCAGCACATAGCCGATGTTGTCCATCGACTTGCCGGCGACGATGATGCCGACATTGTCCGAGCGTTTATCCTCGTCACCGGCCGTGCCGGATGGGTCGATTGCGACGACGACGCGTTTCAGGTCGGCAGGGACATCATCGGGTGTGCAGCGGGCGTGCTCGATCGATTCGAAGGTCCACAGCGCGCCGTCGATTTCAGACTGGTAGACGCCATCGTAGAACCGCCGGCGCTGCCGGTCGGGCATCGCCTGCAGCGACCGCAGGAACTCCTCGGTCAGGAACGCGTGATTGTCCTTGGGGTTGATGAACGCGTATTGCCGCTGGTGGGCATCGAGGATCGGGGTCTGCGTCAGCGGATCCCGGCCTTGCACGAACAGCATGCTCGTATAGTGGCGCGTGCCGACCGGGTTGAGATCGTAGAACGCTTTTTGCATGACCTCGGGGTGCGTCTGCGCCAGCCGGGTCAATACCGTCAGCACGGTCGAATAGGGGATTTGCGAGCACTCGTTCAGATAGATGGTCAGAAATTCCTGACCAAGGATCTTTTCGATGCGCTCTTTGTCGTCGGTGCCGGCAATCCAGATCTGCGAGCCGCTTTCGACGATCTCGACATAACCGTCCTGCCGGTGATCGCGCAATGTGAACTTCGGGAAGAACACCCGCTGCACTTTGGGCAGCGTATCCAACCACAAAGAAGCTCTTGCGGCATTGGCGCGCAGCCGCAGCATCGCGTGCCGGGTTTCGGGGGCGTGGATCGCCCGCATCATGATCGCGCGCACGAACAGCACCGTCTTGCCCGACCGTGCGCCGCCATAGAGCAATGTGTGGCGCTTGGGGGCGCTCAGCAGACGGTGATTTATGTCACGCTGTTTGGGCGTCAGCAGACAGCGCGGACAGGCATCCTGCTCAGGGTTTGCCGTGTGAAACGATATGCCGCAGGAAACGCACTCACAGTTTGGCGTCGGTCTTGCTGACTTCGAAGATAAAGGGCTTGCCATCCGCGTTGGCGTGCTCGCTCACGACCGTCTCTTTCCAGCCCATCCGGGTCTTCGCAAAAAAGATCGACAGCATTGCGCGCGACGACTCGTTCTTGATCGGCTGTGTGCCGGCTGGCGGCGTCATCCCGAAGATATTCGCCACCATAAAGCTCCCCATCCGGGCGTGCAGCTCGGCGGCGCCCACCGCGATTTCGCGTGGAAAATGCTTTTTCAGCGTCCCCTCATCCAATGGTTTGCCGGTCTGCGGGTTCACCACCAACTGGCAAATCATCGCCTGCGGGACGCCCAAACCCACCAGGATCTTGACGTTGTTGCGTTGCTCTGGGGTCGCAACGAAGGATTTTCGCCCGCTGCGACCCGGCTTCCCAGACATTGCATCGGTCCCTTTTTTCTTGACCCGAATAATATGCCTGCAATTGTACTGTTGAATTGGGGCACGGTAATGGCAGTGATCATTCATTAGATGAATGCCGATCACGCCATACAACGCAAAGCGTGGACTCGCCGATCCGGCAGGAGTCGCCCTTTTTTCGGAAAATCCCAGCGGCTTTGTCGACCATGAGCTGTCGGTTGACGAGATGCCGGCCGCGCTGCTCGACTACCAGCGCCACCGAAAGAGGAGTGATGGCGTCAAGGGTCCCAACGGGGTCCGCGAGGATGCGCAGTGCTGCAGAGCCGGCTGGGGCGCGGCTTCAGCCAATATAGGCCCGGCACTCTGATGCGCCGCATTCAGCGCCGCATGCAGGTGCTCCAGACCCACGAGGTACCGAGCTATATCGAGCAGCTGCGGTCGCAACCGACCGAGGCCGAGCTGCTATTCCGCGAACTTCTGATCGGCGTCACACGGTTCTTCCGCGCTGCGCGGCGACGGTGTCGAAGCTTCGACCGTCGCCGTCGAGCACCGCTTGCTGGCCAGTAAACTCCTGCCAGCGCTTCACCGCAACATCGACATAAGCCGGCGCGATCTCAATCGCGTGGCACACGCGGCCGGTCATCTCAGCCGCGATTATCGTCGTGCCCGAGCCGCTGAACGGCTCGTAGACGGCCTGCCCGGGCGACGCATTATTCTCGATCGGCCGGCGCATGCACTCGACCGGCTTTTGCGTGCCGTGGCCGGTTTCCGATTTCAAATTTTTGTCGATCTGCCACAACGTCGTCTGAGAATGGTCGCCGACCCAAGACGCGGTGCTACCCTTGCGCACCACGTACCAGCACGGCTCGTGCTTGCAGTGGTAATGGCCGCGGCCGATCGCGAAGTTGTTTTTGGCCCAAATGATTTGCGAGCGGGTCTCGAAGCCGCAGGCGGCTAAGCTGTCCTGCACGATGCCGGCCTTGGTCCCGGCGTGCCAAATATAGGCCACCGAGCCGGGGAACAGCGCCCAGGCCTCGCGCCAATCAGCCCGGTCGTCATTGACTACTTTGCCGACCGCCCTCGCCCCGATCGGCTTGATGACCGTGCCGGCCGCAATCCGCCGGGTCGTCCCATTGATCGATCGGCCGGCCTGATTGCGCCAAGCCGGGTCGTAATTAACGCCGTAGGGCGGGTCGGTGACCATAAGGTGCGGCGCGACGCCACCGAGCACACGCGCAACGTCGGTCGCCACTGTGCTGTCGCCGCAGAGCAAGCGATGGCGGCCGAGCACCCATAAGTCGCCCGGCTCCGCGACCGGGTGCGCGGGAGGCTCCGGCGCATCGTCGGGATCGGTCCGACCTTGGGTCCTCTCGGCGAATAACTCGCCGAGCTCGAACTCGTCAAAGCCGGTGAGGCTGAGGTCAAACCCCGCTTCGCCCAGCTCGCCAATTTCGAGCGAGAGCATCTCGAGATCCCAGCCGGCGTTGAGCGCCAGCTTGTTGTCGGCGAGCACATAGGCGCGGCGCTGCGTCGGCGTGAGGTGCGCCAGGACGATGCACGGCACCTCGTCGAGGCCGAGCAAATGCGCGCCAAGCACCCGGCCGTGGCCGGCGATAATGCCGTCCTCTTGGTCGATCAGCACCGGGTTGGTGAAGCCAAATTCGCGGATCGAGGCGGCGATCTGCGCGACTTGCTGGTCGCTGTGCGTGCGCGCGTTTCTGGCGTAGGGGATCAGCGCCGCGCACCGGCGCCGAACAATCGTCTCGGGTAATGTAATCGGCAAACCGCGCCTCTGCTTCTTTTAAACGTGTCGAGACCCGACGAACACGAGACACGTCGGCACACAATCTAATCGTTAGAGTGAGATAATAGCCATTATTGACAGATAAATTAGAATTTGTCAATACTGCCGTTCCTTGGTTGAAGCAGAATTACGAGATACTTAATTTCCCTTTCACGTGAAATCATCGAATCGCGCGGTCTTGAGCCTGAAAGATGCGGGAGTCCCTTCCTTTTTGATAGAGTAAAAAAACTAGTCATGACATATCG